GAACGAGAAGGTAAACAATAATGTCTGATATTCAAAATTATGATAGATTATATTATTATGTGCATGAGTATCAAAATTTACTCTATAACTATTATAGTAAACACGTCGTTAGATTTTTAGTAACCTATTATAATTTGAATGTTGATGAAACAGTTTGGGATGATGAAAATGTCTTTGGCGGTGCTTATGAACAAACTGGTGAATTTGCTGGAGTTAGACGTAATAAAATTCTTTTACTTCCAGTTTATTATCCTGAAGAAGTAACGACCGCATTTGATGGTGAAGATATAGGATATAATAAAAATACAGAAACTACAATTGTAATCCCTAGTTCTTATGGATTTAAACCATATCCTCATGATATGTTAAAATTTGAGCAAGAATATTTACAACATACAAATGATACATATCCCCTTTATACAGTTACTGGAGTAGAAATTCATCCTAATACTGATAAACGATATTGGAGATTGAAATGTCAAGTTTTTCAAAGTGAAACATTAGCATCAGTTGATTCACAGGTTATTAATACATATTCATTTGTTGAATATACCAAACAGATACACACACTCGCTGATGCTCAATTTATGTCAAGACTTATGTATAAAGATTCAATTTTAAGACCTGTATTAAAGAATACATTGTACGATGATAGAGTTGGGTTTTATTTTACACCCAGAACACCTCAAAGTTGTTAGGAGATAAAGAATGGCTGAATCAACACCATTATCTGAACAGATATATCTATCTAGAGATTCTATTCGTGAATTAATCGCTTATGAAGTAAAACGATATCTTGAATTAGAGAATGTAGATTTAACAAAGTCATCGTTTCTTAGTTTTATAATTGATACGGTTTCTACTATTACCGGTAACCTTTTGTTTTATCAATTATCATCATATCGTGAGTTTTTCTTAACAAAGGCACAACTTCCAGAATCAATTTTGAATTTGTCTGCATTTCTTGGTTACAACACATTAGAAGCAACTCCAGCAACTGCTAGTGTTTTAATAACGATTCCTTTTGGTTTTGATGATCCAATCACACAATTTACAATTCCAGAAAATTTTACATTCAATGCTGATGGTTCTGTTGATTTTTTAACTTATTATTCAACCACAATTGAAGTAACAGGTAATGCAAATGTAACGGTTGTAGTTACAGAAGGAAATAAACGATATAACCTGCCTGTTTCATTAGACACCGAATCATTTAGTTTTGTTTTACCATTGAGACAAGTTAAAATTGTTGAGCAAGAATTCCAAATTGATTCTGATATTCAATCGTATCAATTTGTTACATTAGATGTTCCTGTAGATGGAGAGGTTGCTGAATTAACCGTTGAAATTCAAGATCCGGGAAGTGCTGGAACAACCACATGGACAGAATTTGATAGTTTATTTTTAATGGATCCTCTAGATAAAGGTTATATATCCAGAAGAACTGATACAGGAAGAAGACTTACATTCGGTAATGGTTTAATCGGCGTTCAACCAACTCCTGGTTCTACTGTTTATGTTACTGTATTAACAACAGAAGGTTCAGAAGGAAATGTAATTGCTGGTTCTATTAGAAGCGGGGATAGAATCTATTTAACTACTTTAGCAGGAACTACTCAGATAGTGGATTATGAAGTAGTTAATGCTTCTTCTGCATATGGTGGAGAAGATGAAGAATCTTTAGAAGAAGTAAGAAGAAATTCAATTGCATCGATTAGAGCATTGGAACGATTGGTAACCGAAAGTGATTATCAAGATATTAGCGTAGTTGCACCTGAAGTTCCATTTGCACAAAATGCGTTACCTGTTTTGAAGAGATCTGATTTACAAGTTAATGAAATCGAGTTATTTAGTGGTTTGTTATTTGGTACGGATACAGATGAAATTTCAAATTTAGTTCCTACTAGAAATGCTGTATTTACAATTCCATCTACAACCTCTAGAATATACAGAAATGAAACAATAACAATTGGTGATAGTGATTATTATACTCTTTTTGAGATTGATATTGATACATTAAATACTGTTGGACAGTATGAATATATCATTTTGTCTGTTGATTTATTACCTGCATTAGAAACTAGTTATTCATCTGATTATGATATTTATTCAGATTTATTAGAAATTGAAAGAGTTGGTACACAAGGTATATTTAAATTACATTATAAATCTGGAGAATCTGATGCAGATTTAACTACTTGTACGATGAAAATTCAATCTAGCGGTTCAACTAAAATAATGACAAATGATTCAACCAATAATTATTTCATTTATACGTTCAATCCATATACTGATATACCTGAAGGTGAACAAACTTACGAATTTACAATAAAAAATCCAAGTAATGTCGAAGTTGCTTTATATTCAAATAAGGTTACCTTTAGATCTGATTTAAGTACATTTATGAGATCCAATGTTGATGTTTCTGATGGTACAACTTATACAGTATTTGATGTTCCTGTGATAGAAAAAGATTACTATGATAGTATTGATAAAAGAGCGTTTGAATTACAAGTCATGCAAGCTTTAATTAGTACCGCTGATCTATCAGATAGAAGAATGTTAACCGATTTTACAAATATTAAATTTTCAAATACATATGGTGTTCTTAATACAATGTTATTAAATCAACCTACTATTACATCTGTAATTGATATTGTTCCTGTTGAGCCCACTATATGTGATGTAGGTGATCGATATATTTTAGCACCTCCAAGTAGAGATGCTGAATATCAAGATAATGTTATACGCTGTGTAGATGCAACAGCATTGATTTTTCTATATGAAGAACCAGTATCTGACTCAATTGTGTATGTTGAACTGAAAGGAGAAAATTATATTTATTCTGCTGGAGGTTGGATTCCTTTACCTATTTATAATATTCCTCTTGAAATTGAGATTGAAGTGTTTAGATCATCGTCATTCAGTGGGACACTTGCGTCATTACAAGATCTTGTGCGAACAACTTTAATTGAAGCATTTGAAGATAGATTCGGTACGGCTGCTGAAATTTATAGATCTGAAATTATAGATGTCGTTCAGGAAATAGATGGGGTTAGTCATTGTAGTTTAAGAAAACCAGAAACAAGCATTTTCTTTAATTTTGAATTAAAGGAGCTGACAGAAGATCAACTATTAAGATATGGACCTGAGTATGTTTATTTTACTGAAGATAGTATTACAGTTAGGGTGGTATAATTTATATGGAACAATTACTTGCAAAAGCAAAAATAAATGAACCAGCATTAAAAAGAGAGATCGTGAAAGTTGTTTCTAAAAATTTAGGTGGTCTTTCTGAACCATGTTATTATCCGGAAGTGAAAAAACATTTATATGATTTTTTAAAATTATCAGGTTTAACAGAAAAAGATATTAAGGATTTTACTAAAAGACGTTGGAAGGGAAGAAAGGAAGCTACATACGCAATTCATAATGATCATATCGCTAATTTTTATATTTTTTTAATGCAATATTTTCTTAAAAAGAGAGACAAGACAACATATAATTATCTTATGGTTTTCTTTATTATTAGGTACTATGCAAACCTAATGCATAAATCATTTACATATTGTAACCCTGATGTGTTTAAATATGCATTAGAAGTTTTAACAAAAACTCATTTGTTTGCTAGAGAAAAAACAATCGGGAATGCTTTATATTTTATTTCTAAAGATATGGTCAGACGATGGACAAAAGGTTTGCGTAACAATGATTTGGATGCTATTTCAAAGTTTATGCAAGATAGTAGAAGTAGAGTTTCTCAAAGTATGAAAAGTTTTGCTCAAACATATTATAGAGCAAGTGAAGAAGGCGCCGGAATACAATCTGGTGTAGATGATGATTCAGAAGATGATGAAAATAGTTATCAAATTAAAGCCGCAGAAAAAGGCGAAAAAATAGCAGATGAAATAACTAAAAATATAACTGTGTATAGATTAACAGATTATAAATCACAAGAGGCTGCTCGTAAACTTGCAAAAATGAATGCATCTCTTGCAACACAAATAATATCAAAATTAAACAATACAAAATATTCCGATAATTTAAGAATAATTTTTAAATTGTTTTTAAAAGATATTCCAGATGCCCAATCCCTTTGTGGTAATAAATACGAGGGTTATGTTAGACAGCTTATGTCTATTAAACGAACAAGAAATAAAATTTATTTTAAACAACAAGTAAATATTCTTCTTATTAAAATTTTAGAAGAAATAGATTACGATAAAAAATATAATGAGTATACAAGCCAAACTCAATTTCTTATCAATTTATTTCTTGCCTACTAT